TTATATTATGGTTATAAAAGATTTTATAGCTATTGTCGATAAATCTACATCAATGAATGAAGATGATATAATATACGTCGTTAACAACATATCATCAATATTATATGAACCTATAGAAATCTCTAATACCGATAAAAAAATATTGGAGATAGGGATAGCGCTAGGCCTAAAGGGTGCCATATCATGTATATTTGGTTCATTATTAAAAGATGACTGCAATATAAAAGATGAGATAATTGATATATCTAAACATATAAAAGAAAAATTAATATCAGATAATCATGGATAATAAACAACTTTATAAAATAACGTTGACAAGGGAACAACTGATGCTTATATCCCGGTGCGTGGAAGACATAAGCAGATACGCAGCCGGAGACATGGATCTTCAGCATACCACGGAAACTTTGATAGATGATATGGACAGGACGGAGTCGCTGGGGATAAGAAGCTTTATAGCAAATAACTCGATGGCTATAAGAAGAAGGCTGTTCCCGGATCTCGAAGACTATGAACATATAGGGTATGATGGAGGCAGTAAGGATAAGATAAATAGAAAGAGGCTTATCGGAAACACCTACCAGATATATAGATCTATACTGCATCAATTGGCTATTGACGAGAACTGGAATAACGTGTATAGCGATATTACGTTACCTTCAGGTGATATGGGAACAATTAAAGTGGAGAGGGTTGATGATGAACGGGAAAGTAAGGGCGTTTAACGGGGATATGGGTATGGCGATGTCCGTATTCAAGGATATGGTAGGGAAGGTAAGATTTGTTTTTGCCGACCCTCCTTATAAGATAACCCAAGCAAGATACGACAAGGAGGGATTTGATTATAAGGCGATGTGGGAGGTAATCCAAAAAATGCTGTGTCCGTACGGGGTGGTAGCCGTCACCTGTTCCCTCACGGCGGCGGTCGAGATCATGAGGGTCGCCCCAGCGGGATGGTACCGGTACGACCTTGTTTGGCATAAGACTACCCCTACAGGTTTTCTTAACGCCAAGAAAGCTCCATTAAGGAATCATGAGTTGATACTTATCTTCTCACCTATGCCACTTGGAAAGCATACATATAATCCCCAAAAGACTTATGGTCATGTCAGGAAAGTATCCAAGGCCTCCAGTAAAGCGGGATGCAAGGAAACGGAATTATATGGCAAAGCCGGTCTCACTACATACGATAGCACGGAGAGATACCCGCTATCGGTCATGACATTTAAGACAGACAGGCAAAAATCAGCCATCCATCCCAACCAGAAGCCGGTGGAGTTATTAAGATACCTGATACGGGCATACACGAATCCGGGAGATACGGTAATGGATCCGGTAGCCGGGAGCGGAACGACAGGGATAGCGGCTTGCGAGGAGGGAAGGGACTCCCTGCTTGTGGAGATAGACCGTCAATTCTTTGATGAGATGATAAACAGATTTAATAACAATAACATTAAAATAGATAGAATATGAATAAGATTGAAGAACTGGAAAATAAGTTGAAGGAAGAAAAAAACAAGATGCAGGCTAATCTAAAAGAGAACTATAAATGGGTCGTTGGGAAATACGTCAAATTCGATGAATATTCTATAATGAGAATAGATAATCTACGTTATATTCCTATAAATACCGTAGAAGATTATTATAAAAATGAGCTAGATCCAAATGAAGCTATTTACGTAGATGGCCCTGTGGCTCATTATAATGTAGAGGACAATTATTATTCTTTGGCAAAACATAAAAACATACAGATAAAGATAAGAAATATAATAGAGCCTGATGGTGAATTTGAGAATCTGGTAGAACGGTTGTTTAATGAGGCAAAAAAGAACTTACTATGAGCTTGTTTGTATGCGCTAAATGCGGCTGTATCGATAATACCGCTACGTCTAGTTACTGGATGTTGACAAACGAGTATATGGTGGACAAATTCGAGTATGCCAAGGAGCTACAGCCGTACAAGGGCATGGGGCTGTGCAGCGAATGCGGGAGGCTGGCTACCAGCCCAGACGGACGTGATGTCGTGGTGCCCGGTAAATGGCACGGGAAGTTCCCGAAGAAGAAAGCTACCGAAGAGCAGTTGAAACATGTAGGATATAAAAATCTAATAAGATGAATAAGATAAGAAAAGGAGAAGTTAAAATATATAAAGGAAAAGAATACATAGCTATCCCTGAGATAGAAGAAGAGAGTTGTACGGGATGTTGTTTTTACGACAAAGGGATTTGTTTAATAGATCATGCTGATGATCCTAATTGCCTTCATAGCGGCATGATCTGGGAACAAAAAGAAAATAGTATGAGCGATATCAAAGAAAAGGCTATCAAATTAGCCATAGATGCCATGAAGCCCATACCGATATGCTCATCACCATGCTACAGTATAAGTGATAACAGATCGCCGGAGGAAAAGCATGAGGAGGAGGTGAGATTTTGTAGGGAGTTTAACGACCTCAGATGTGAGATGCTTATTGATATGGCTAAGAAAATAGAAGAGTATTTATTACAAGATATATAACAACCTTAAAAAATCATTATATGGACATTGAACTTTGCAAGAAAGAATTTTTCTTATTAGATGAAGAACTGGAAAGTTTTAAAGAATTTTTGAATGATCCTACAAAAAAACATCTATCATTCTATTGATGGAGTAAAAATTGTCAAATCAGAAAATGGGGAACTTTGTGGAGTAGGTAGAATACCTCATCGTCTAAAAATCTTAAAATAAAAAAATGACGTTATTATGGCTACTAAAAACAGATATTAGAATCAAATGAATTACTTCAGCAAAAAAGAAAGGCTTATCATCTTTCAGATGAAGGATTCGAGGAATATAAAAAGTTCTTGTCAGATCCCGATCAAAAGAAATTCTGTTTCAAGGGATATTATTATGTAGAGGTGAAGGAGCAGGATGATAAAGAGCTATCAGGATTAATGGGACGAGTAGTATACGAATAAGGTAAGGTAATGTATAAGGGCTGATAACAAAAGAAGGATAGGATGATAATCGCCTATCCTTCTCTTACTTTAATCAAATATCTTGCCGCCAAAAGAGATAAAAGACTCTCTTGATTTAGGTATATTCCTGATATTATATAACGTTTTCTCAAATCCCTTCCTAGTCATATAAACCGTATTCCTGATCCCGGTATCCGTATTGTATCTGTAATGTGCGTAACCCTTCTTCATAACATTCTCTGTTAATATCCATTCTCTTTTATTCTTGTAAAAGAAACCTTGCTCTTGTAAAAACTCTCTTAACGATCTTTCCGCTATATCACATCCATGAGACTCAAGTTCTCTCCTAACATCACGAATCAACATATCATCACCTTTGTCATTGGCCATAATAGCTGTTTCAGCAAATCCTACTTTGGGAGCTTGTTCTTTGATAATATTGTCGGATATTCTCTTAGCCTCCTCTGCCGCTTTCTTAGCTTCAGCTAACGCCTGCTTTTCTTTCTCGGATACCAACAACGCCTCTAATGCTTCTATGTAATTATGTGGAAGATTCTTTTTTATGGATGCCTCCATTTCGTTAAAAGCATTCATGTACTCCAATTTAAATTTTATAGCTTTGCTACCAGTAAACCCCATGACAAGTATAGTAAATCCATCCCTATTCATTACATATCTTTTGGATTTTCTAAATCCACCATTAGGTTGAGGTATGTCATCATAGCATAAACAAAACATTTTATGTAAATCCATTTTTGGATTACATTCAGTATCAATAACATAACTCTTTTCTAACAAATCATCTATAGATCTTATAACTTTGCTATGATCCTTCTCAAATTTAACAGCTACTCTCAAGCTGTCTGTCAACACATCATTAGATTCATTAATAAAAACAAGATTATCCATAATATAAAAAAATAGGCTCAAAAGGAAATGTCGGATCTCACCTCGACAAATCCTAATGAGCCAAAAATATCTTACACATTGAATGACCTTGAAGTGAGATCCCGTCATTCATTGTTTCATGATGCGAATATAACCATAATATTTATGCCACAAACCGAAATAACAATAATTTATATTTATTTTGTATAATTTAATTTTGGCTATTTGAAGAATCCTAATAAATGCTTACATTTGCATTCATAGTTGATAATTATTTATTCCCATCCGTCCGGGATGGATAGGTGGGAATACAAAAATAGCCAATCTGATTGTTTTAAGCAATCTGCTGGCTATTTTTTTTTCTTGTCATACTATATCAGCTATCTTCCTCTATCAAAATACCAATTAGCGTCCTCCCCAGACTCATTCTTATTCCTGCCTCCTAAGAAGAATCCCATCGTCATGCCGTTGGTCATCAACCAGTAGTCGGATGTCTGTTTAATATCCCTAGCCGTCTTGATATTATACCATTGCTTACCAAACGAGAACTTCATGAGCTGCCTCCATAGTTTGCTCTCGCCCTTATATACGCCGGTCTGGACGGTAGCGAACGGATCCCAGTTTCGAGGATCGGTGAGGTCGCCTAACTTCCGGGCGGTGACCAACGGATCCTGTAGCATGTCTATGGCGTTAAGCTCCATGAACGGGGATGTCTGGGAGGCGATCTCATTGATCGTCCTGAACCCGATGTAGGTAATGAACTGCCCGAACCAGCTATCCTCATTATCCTCCCTATATCCCATCAAAGCCCGTCCTATGGCCATCATCGTAGCGAATACCGCCATGTTGATAATCGATCTCTTGATATTGATCTGCTCGTAGGGGGTAAGCTTATCATACTCTTCCTTAAGCACGTCATATGCCTCTCCCATCCTGCCCTCGGACATCGATCCATAGACATTACCGGCCAGTCTCCATAACGTTCTCATATATCCTTCCTCAAACTGGTTGGTTTGGAAATTGAAACCGGCTTTCTTATACGCCCGCTGTACGGCCAATATAAACCATCCACGGTGAGGCAGCACCATATTAAGGATAGCGTTCCGGCTAGCCCCCACCCGGTTCTGCTCGTTCAAGGCGCCGTCACAGATCTGCACCATACTCCTTACCCTACTGGACAAGGTGGGTATATATCGGTCTATAATATCCTTGTTAGCCTCGTTCTTAGCCACGATCTTTCCGTCCTTGACATCTACCATGTTCCACATAGAATAATCCCTTAAACGCTCCCAATCGCGTTTAGCCTCGTTAGCGGACATATTCCTGTCCTTCATCATCATCTCCTTGAAATTGGAGTATGACCAGAACTGACCTTCGTATAGACGGGTATCATCCATGACCGAGATAATGACCTGCGGATCCAATGGGGAGTTAAGAACCTCCATCATCTTAAACGGCAGGTCCCGGAATAAGGTTCTCCATATCTTGTTATACGCCGCCGATCGTACACGGTTGCGGACATTAAACACGCCTAGAGCTTCTCCAACGACATATAGCTTGTTGGTACGGTTTATGTCCCCGATCTCAGACACGTACGTACTCAACTGCTTCTGGGCTTCCCCATAGGCGTATTTCATGGAGTCCTTGCTTATATACTGCCCTACCATACCCTCCAAAAGGAAGTTGGCCTGCCCGGTAAGGGCGCCGGTAGCCGCGACGAATGGGGAGAAGCCTAAGTTGGATTTGGATACGAATTTGGTAAACATAAGAGCCAGCTTATTAAGATCGACCTTATAATTACCTATATTCCATTCCGCCCGCTTATTGTTTATCCTGACGTCATAGATACTGGCGTTAACCCAGTCCTGAAACATTCTATAGGCGTGAGTGGCCTCTGGGTTCTTACCGCCGTCGTATTGCGTCTCCAGCATCATGTTCCTGTATCCCATGACATCATCCAAGGCCGCCCTCTTATACTTGTAAGAGGTCGCTTGTAAGGATAACATGGAATAGGAGTAGGCGAAGTCATGGGACACGTCATCGGCGTTCTCCAGCTTACTAAGATAGTATTTGGGGATCATACGATATTTGTTATCGTTCTCATCAATCCCTCCTAGGTCTTGCCCCTGACCATGTATAGGGTCATCCACCCTCTCGCCAACGATATCACGTACGGCGTTGCCGATGGCCGCCTTCGGGTCAACCCCGGCCTGCACCATCCTCTCCACGCCGCCCTTGGATATCTGTGGTATTTGGTAGATGTTCCGGAATCGCTCATCATAATCCTCCATAGCCTTACGGCTTATGTTAAGCAATTCCTTCCTCATCTCCCACTTATCCTTATTGATCGTAGCTTCCTCCCCTTCGTTGGTAATACCGTATTTCTTGAAGAAAGCCTCGTTCTTGTACTTATCGAACCTAGGCGTATGATATCCATAACCCAGATCGGGATTATAATTAGGATTACGGAAAGAACTCTCGACGTCGGCCTCATCAAGCCACTGGTTGTTGATCGTCAGGTCGATCATATTAATATCGAACCCGAAACGGGATACGCTCTCTTCCTTAGATATACCATTTTCTATGGCATCAAAGAACTCGGATACCTTATACGTACCGTTATTTATCTTCCTAACGAAATCAGAATATCCCTTGGGAGAGTATTTCCTCATATAAGGATACAACCGGGTTCTGGCGTACTCGACAAGGATCTCATCAGTCTTACCCATCGCTATGTCGTTAGCTAGCTTATTATTGAAGTCAGGACCGTATTTCCTTCTCAAAAACGATACCTCCACGGTCGTCCATGACGGGTTCTTCCTAGATAGCTTAGCGGCCATCCTATCCACCTGACTCCGGGAGCGGGCAGACATATGTTCCTTGGCGAATTTAATCTCATCCATACCCTTATCGTATGCCATGGCATCCCTTAAAGCGTTACGGTAAGAATCCGTGACTCTACTCTCCACCGTATCAGGCATATCCATCTCAATAGTCTCAGCGGAAGCGGCGGCGTTAATAACGCTCTTAGCCTCAGCCAGACGATCATATAACTCGTTTATCTTTCTTAATGAGGCGGATCCACGTAACCTATCGAAATCATATTCCCCGTATCTCGTGCTATCCCGGTACTGGATAAGCAAGGGCCTTAGCTGGTCATTGATCTCGTTTATTGTCGCCATCGCCTCCTCTACCTTCTCTATCCTTGATGATGATACAGATTGCTCCGTGATCTTATCAACCAGATTCTCGTAATAATCACCCTCCTCGGATCCCCACATATCCTTGGAGAAGCCAAGATGACCGCCAGCTAGCAGGAACTCAAACGCCGCCTTGCCGCCCTCGGACCGCTCTATCCCACGAAGTATCTCCTTGAACTCGGCGGAAGCCTTACGACCCTCGTTGGTATTCCCGAACTCCTCGGCCCATGCCTCGTCCCAGGCCTTGATCTCCTCGGACATCATCAGAGCCTCTGATCCCTCTTCCTTTGGTGTCCCATCGGAATACCACTCGCTCTTAGCTATAGCCCTGTCACGTAAAATATCCAGATAAGATCTCCAAGCTATAGGATCGGATTGAAACGCCTTCCAATCGACCTTCCCGTTCCTCACGAACTTATCCATAGCCACATACCTGCTCCTGCGGATACGGGTCATGAAATCGGACGTGGCTTGCGATACCCTACGACCCAGTCTTTCCTCGACCTTCTTATTAACTTTCTCGATCTTATCGTAATAAGCCTGCACCATAGGTTTCTCTCGGTTCTCATCCAACCACCTATTTATCGCGTCGAGATATCGTTGCTGATCCTCGAACGTCATGTCCGAGATATCAAAATTCTGGATGGTAGGTTTGAATACATGATATACCTCCTTCGTAATAGGCTTATCCCCGTCATATCCTACTATGTCATCACGGGTCTTCACCTTAAGGCCTCTATCGGATAGAAGAAGATCAACAAGCTGTTTCTCGGTCTTACCCATAACATTCTTAAGATCATATATATCGATAATAGCCTTAGCCTGCTCGGTCCTGTATAGTAAATCGTATTTGGCGAAATCACGGGACGAATCAAGGTAATCAGAGTTCTTACCGTTTATCTTCTGTATAAGATCCTCATTATCCTTTATCCCCCATCCACGCTCTTTCATCATCTTAGTCATCTTGTTGATATTAGCCACACCCTCAACATGAGCGTCGTTATAAGCCTTGGCAAGGCGTTGTCCTAACATGCCTAAGATAGCGTTCCCACTATGCTCCAATGTCCCGAAAAACCGGGACATGACATTGATATCCTTATGGATGTTATTCACCAACTTCTTTATCCCATCCCAATATCTTTCCGGAATATTAAACATCCGGAGCTGTCCATCCAGCCAATCCTCGTTACGATCACTACGGAGGGCGTTTATATCGGACATGGATGTCTCCGCCATCCGTAATATATCATCCATATCCTCTACCATACCAACCTTATCGTTGCTATAATAATCCGCCGCCTGATTATTGACGAATCCACGAAGGTTCCTGATCAGAGGAACTATCTCCCCATATACGTTATCGATAACCTGTATCGTCTCATAATCCAATCCTTTTCCGCTCTTACGTAGGCTACTGGCGACAGTGACCAAATACTCCACCTCAGCCTTGGCGGTCGCTATGACGCTCTTGGTGGATAATAGGTTGTTGTTTTTACTAAGCTGACCTCCAACCTGCCTTACCTTCTCGCCTATATCACGAAGGAGGGTGATGCTCTCACCGATCCTCTGGCTTTGGCTTGATCTCATCCTCTGCAATCTGGTGTATAGCCTCTCCAATGACCTACCGTTCTTGATCAATTTATTAGCCACGTCAACGTCCGATAACGAGTACATGAGATGATCGCTATCCTTTAATAGGAGCACGTCAAAAGCGCTTGGATCATCAGCTAACGCCGACTCCTTTATCCTGTCAAGTACCTTATTTAAATCCGATCTTTGGCTGGAGAAGAAATTACGTATAGCTCGTACCATCCTGCCAAACAAGGAGAGCTGGGCGTCCTCATCCGAGGCCAGATCCTCCACCGCCCGTTCCATGCCCGGCACGAACCGCTGGGCCAACGTCTTACCTAGGATCTCCCGCTTCACCATCCGATCCAGTTCCTCCCCTTGGTATTCCTTCCCATACACCTCATAGTAACGACCGGCGAATTGATTCCATAATGGCGTGCCGACAACAGAGTCCAGAACCTCGTCAATCTCCTGTTGGTTACGGTAAGTATCAATCAAGAAATGGGCCACCTCCTCATTAAGATCCTCTACCGTAGCTCCCTCAGCCAAGGCGATAACCCCATTGGCCATATCGGACAATGCCCTAGCCGAAGGCTCGACACCATTACGCATCTTATACTTATCCATATACTCAGACATACCCATCACACGGATACCTAACGTGGATAAGATGTTGGTGATATCAGTCCTGTTCTGAAGATCCTCCGCCTTCTCGTTCTCAATAACCCCACGGACATTACTTCCGTACAAGGCGTTATCCTCCATCATCAACGACAAGGCTAGCTCTATGAACCCATCATACTTATTATTAAGCTCCTCAAACTTACCTTGCCTTAACATGCCCTTGATCTCCGATCTGCTTACCGTAACCTTCTCCCCTGATGTCGTGATAAGATCAAGATCATTACTTACCTCCGTATCAAAACCTATAGAACCCAATACGTTCATTTCGGAGGACTGACTTCCAAACCTATTCCTTAGCCTAGACAAGGCATCCATAGCGTTATAGATCTTAAGACCATCGGAGTTGCCGGCCCCTGTAAGATAATACCTATCTCCTAGCCTTATACGCTCCCCGCTCAACAGACCTTTCTTGATAAGGTAATTGACAAACCCTCCACGGGTACTTATATTAGAATCTGAGCTGATGCCAAGGACCGGGATGAACGAATCACTGTTGTTAAGGGTTATGGAGGACGAGCCAAAGGAGATGTCAGCCGTGCCGGACGGGACGTCGCTCTCCTCGACACTGCCGGCCAAGAAC